GTAGATGTTAAAAATTGTTTATTATAAACTTTGAATTCATTTTCAATAGAATCCAACATTCTATCATAATGAGGCAAATCGAATCTTTGATCTGCAATTTGTCGTAATCTATCTAACATACTGGCTCCTTAACAATCCATCTTATAACAATTCCCGAAGCTGTTACGGATTTAATTATAGATTGTGCTAAAATTCTTGCGGCTCTAACACCTACAATATAAATTCCATAGTCGCTACCATCTATATCGGGTTTAACTTTTGGTACATTCAATAAATTTATCGGCTCTCCTGCACTATGATTTGATTGAAACTGATAAACAGGATCTAACAAAAGAGTAGTATTATTTGGCCTTCCTATATATTTAACCATAGCTTCTTCATTACTTTTCGACAAATTAAAAATCAAATAACCCTGAGAGTTAGGAATACTTGAAGCGTCCTGCATGGTTAAAGTTGGAACAATTTGTCCTTGCGTAATACTTTGTCCAAGAATACCTCTTAGGCCTCGGACGTTATATTGCTTTGTTGGATCTTTAATAAAGGATCCTGGATAATTTTTAACGTTATAACACATAAACTTATCTATCGTATTAAACACACTTAAATCAACCCCTGAACCAAATTGAAGTGTAACTCCACTATTACCTTGATCATTATCTAATATTTTTGCATTAACTAAATTCTGTCCAATAAAAGCATCTGCTAATTCAGAGGCCTTTAAAGTTTTACTAGAACTTTCAAGATCAATTGTTAAAGTTTTTGCGACATTATCTACATTAGAAATAAATCCTGAGTAAGCATGAAAATGATGAGATCCTCTTAATGTTCTTCTTAGTGCAGGAACCGAGCTAGGTATTTGTATAACAATCTCATTCGCATTAACTTCTGCTACATACACATCTGAATTTGTCTCCCCAAAAAATATACCCAAAACTTCTTGAATTGTTGGTTTAACTTGTTTTGGATGATACGAGAGAGCAGGAATTAATTTTCTATATAAAGAGTCTGCCAAATTAAAAGCTGTTGGTCTAAATACACCTACATTAGAACCAAGAGCATCTAAGTATTGTAATTGAGCTAAGGTAACAAATAACTGATCTTTTGCATCACTAATTGCCTGAACAACTCGATCATCTTCGTCCGACCATGCTGAGATTAGTCCACTCACATTAACATTAGTCTGTGGTTGATATAAACCAGGAAGAAATCTCGCCATTTTTGTATATTTGCTCATTATTATCCTACTGCAATATCTTTTTCATTTATTCTAGCCAATTCATTATCTGCGATCGCTATGTTATCTAATGGAGACAAAACAGTTACATCAAATACGCCATTAACTTGTTTAACTGCTACTGTAATATCTGAAAGGATAACGTCTGCTCCAACTCCAAGTGAATCAATTACGTTTTTAACTGCAGATTTAACTGAGTTTGTAATTGAAGATAACGTTGTACCCTCTTGAGGAGTAACATCTAACTGAATCGCAATTGGTTTTCTTACTGGCTCTGCTACTTCAACTTGAATCCCTGCGGCTCTGATACCTTGATAAACTGTCTGATCATCCTTTCCATCAACTGTCCATTGAACTTCTTGAGGTAATCCAGTGTAATATCTATATCCATCAATACCAAATTTTTGAATAGTAGAAAATTGTAATTGTAAATTCGCGTCTCCACCTGAAACGTTTACAGCTCCTTCTTCTCCTGCGACTTTAGAAGATATTTGTAACCTTCCTCCATCAACTACCAAGATGTTTGCATCTTTACTTAATAAAGTTATTTTTGTGTTATTTAAAAATTTAGCAAGTCTTGTCGCAGTGTTTGGTAAAATATAATAAGTCTCAATTCCTGGAGTGACACCATAGACTGCATCGACTGTTATTGTACCTGTGGCAGGCACGTAGCTTAAAATATTTCTTCTTTGTCCTGCCTGAGTCCCTGTCGTAACTTCTATTTCATATCCAACCAAATCTCCTGCTAGAGGGAATGTTGCACTTAAAGTTGTGTCCACTATTGTAGAAGTTGTTGAGCCTGTAGAAGTCGAAGTGAAATATATAGGAGTATTGTAAGTATTAGCTTGATTTTGATCCATAACAACAATCAATTTATCATCTGGATTAAACACGAATGGCCCATTCACTGACTCGATAGCTGAAATATGAGGAAGTAAACTACTCTTCAATGTTGTAGGAAATTGTAGAATAGAATTTGCTCCACTATTTTGCACTTGTATAAAGCCATCGTTGAATCTGTTTAATGTAATCGTAACTTTTAAACCATTATCTGTGACTGTAATGCCTGTAAAATTATTTGCTATTGCTATTCTTACTTCGCCTGATAAAGCAGAAAGAGGATCAAAAAAATCTGAATTTTGGAATGTATAATTTTGAACCACTCCATCAATATTAATACTTAATGTTTGTCCAACAAGTCCACCGTAATTGGCTGAGGCCAAAGTTGTATTGATTGGCCTTGTATCATATGAACCTATTTCTAATTTATCATTAGGCTCTAGTGGCTCATTTAATTCTACTTGTCCAATAAATCTATTAATAGTGTAATCCTGATTAGCTCCTGTGACTTCTAGCTCTGAAAAACCAAAAGATTCGTTGGCTCCACAAATTCTCATTGCTTCGACCTGTGGTTGAGTAATAGCCAATGCCTGATTTCGTTGTAGTCTGACTGCATACCCTGTTACACCATTAATAGTCACTTGCTCCCAATCATAAGGAGGCTCAAAGAATATATGACCACTTTGAGTAAAGCCTATCGTTGTATCTGTCACCCCTGTTTCAACCCAAGCTGTCCCATTATAATATTCAACTGAAAAATCAATATTAGCTGAAGCTAAAGTTTGTAATGCAACATATACGGATCCAAATTTAACTTCACTATGGAAAAGATACATATAATCCAAAACCTCTCCAAATACAGGAGTTGGAGTAGCATTATTTTGTAAGTCTGAAGTTCTATCAATGAGCGTAGCTCCCTCTTCAGATAATATTGTATTGAAATTTTCAACTACTCTGATCTTGGACAAGTTTGATCTCTCTGTTTTGGAGACAAGTCTAAATTTGTTTCCATTAGAAGATGACTGACACAAGACTCCTTGTAATTGTCCATTAGCAATATCTAAGATCTCATTCGTTGTAGCAGAATTAGGATCAACAAAATCCAAAGTAGGTCTGAATTTAATGTGTTGTACCCTATCTCTACCATCGGCAATGACGCATAAATGTTTAAAGTTTCCATTGAGATTATACCCTTGAGTATTCCCTGCCTCCAATGAAGCCGTCACACCATCTTTTGAGAGGAGTCTTACATCTCCACCTCTGTTTAAATATAATTTTGATGTGAATTTCCAATCTGTAGGGAATAGTAGAAACGCATTTGCACTCCCACCTGTTACTCTAATTTCTTCGTTAGTATTTGATCTAGCGAATAATTTAATATTTTCGCCATTCGCTCCTGACAATCTTGCTTCAAAAGATTTCGCTAGAGAATTTATTTTTTCAACTATTTCTTGAGCTGAAGCTTCTCCTGATATTAAGAAATCTGTAGATTCAAAAATAATTGTTTCAACCGCTCCTCCGACATCGACAAATAAATCTTCTCCACCAACCAAACCATAAGGCCCTTCGATAGGAGTTTCAACGAATGCTTTTACTAAAGGAGTGTTAATAAGTTTTAAAAATTTCTCTCCACCTGTAGCTGAAGATATAATTGTCTCAACACCAATATGATTGTATTGGAAAATAGACTTTGCTCCATCATCAATAAATAATTTAACAACGTCTGCAGGAGTTGTTGGCTCAATTAAACTTGAGGAGACAACCCTTTTATTATCTGAAAGAGAAACTAAACCAGAAATACCTGTGATAATTGATTTCGTTGTACCTCTACTTAAAGACTGAATATGATCTTTAATTCTGTCTCTTAAGGCTTGATTTGTCTCTATATCTCTACCATTCGTAATTTTATATGGATTCGTTACTTGAGCTGTTGGGAAGGGAAGTGAATCAAATTTTTGAATCAATCCAATCGGAACGTTAGCTTGAGTTCCAGGAGCTACTGCTTCTATTGAAATATTGTCTACCTGACTTTCTCCATCAAGAATAATAGCGTCTGCAGTAGTTGTATATTCTACTTTTGCAGATATGTCTGACTCAGGTACGAAAATAACTGAACCAGAATTAACTGTCCTATTTCCACCTTGAGCTAAAATAATTGTTTCGTCTGTTCCATGATCATACTGAAGTCCTGCATCTAAATTAAATCTAACATAGTTTGCAAACACATCAATTGAACTGTAAGGAACTGTCTCAGCATTTGGAGTCCCTCTACCAATAATTAAAGATCCTACAGTAGAGAATCCTGTTGCGCTGTCTCCATTAACATACAACTGATCCTTCACGGCTCCAGTTAATCCTGCATATGTTCCTGTTTCAACTTTTACAACGGCTGAGTCTAATATGGAGACAAAACTTGTTGCCTTTTGTGCAGACAATCTTGAGCCAACCGACTCCTGCGCTCTTGCATCAAGATCTGCACCTGAAGTTGTATCAATTGAATAAGCCCGAACAAGTTCGAGCATTTGAAAATATTGTTCATCATCTTCTGTGGCGGCGGCCTCTAACATTGTAGTCCAAACTGAACCATAATTTACGTCTGTAAGAGGAGTTGATGAGACAAGTCTCGCAACCATATCTCCCATTATCTCTGTAAACACTCTAGGTTGAAACATATCAAACTCTCCTAATTAGAAATAGATATTGGTATTGGCATATCTAAATCTTTAATATTCAAAACCATTCTTATATTTGTTTTATTACCATCAATAGTCACTTCAGAATATGAAACTGTATCTATTCTTGGATCTGTTAATACCGAGTTTTCTAAGCTTATTTTTGCATCGTAAGCATTAGTGATAGATTTTTCTCCTACTCCAGTATTAGTTCCTATATTTTGATGTCTTTTTAAACTTCCTTTGCTTAATAAAATTCTTAATCCAATTGATTGAGATAAATTTTCAATCCCTGCTTTCAAATCAATATCACCAATATTAGATACAGCAATATCATAGTCTGGAGATAACGAAATATCTACACCAAAATTCTTTTCATAAAATTTTAAATTCTGAGTAACAAAATAATCTTGGCTTCCTAGCGTCGCGCTCGCGCTCGCAGAATTCCCATCATCTTGTGGAATTAAAATATTGTCGCCTGGAGCTAAAGTTCCCTCTGCTCCAGTATCAGATATATAAGGAGGTTTAAGTCCATTAAGAATTATAATTTCTCTAAATCTGTCTGGATCTCCTAATTCTCTTGCGGCCAATGTTTGCAAATTATCTTGTCCGTCGATCTGAACTTGCTTCACTGCAGGAGGAGGAGTAATAGAAATTTTGTTTGAGAAAGTTTTCTCTACACTCGCCATTGTTGCCGAAGCGTCTGCCTGATACAGTTTTCTATCCTGAGTCATGAAATCACAACCACGCTTAATCTTTTGTACTGCATTTAATACTGACAACTCGGTGTATGTTAAAGTCCTAGATTTACCCTGAACAGTAGGAACTCTACCTTTAGTTTCGTTCCATTTAGCATTATCAATACCAAGAACATCATTTAAGTCATCTTGAAGGATTGTGGCCTGCTTTTTAATATCTTTAAAAAAACTTAAAGTTTCACCTATAATCTGCTTACCTTCATTTTTAAAAGTAGCTATAAGTGTTATTGCCTTTTCAATTGGATCTA